GGACTTTCTTGCCAATTCGAGCAAATACCATCAGCTAGTATCCCAGTACTCCACCGACGTGTATCGGTTGCGTATCTTTTATCGTCGGCACTTGGCGCCATTCGATAACTCCATTTGTCATCATGGGGATATACGTTTTCGTAATAGACCTGGCCGTTGGCGGTTGCCAAGAATGGACTAGCACAGTCAAAGCTGATGGTGAAGTTGGGATTCGCGTATCTGCGTACTGCTCGCTGTATGACTGTAAGTAAGACCGCCCACTCCAGCTTACTGGTTCCCAAAAAGTGCATCCAATCATGTACACCCTCCTGTAATAATCCGTCGTACTTAAGTGCAATCAGGCGTTTTAGTATCAATTCCACGTCGCACATGTTTTGTCCACCCATGGCCCAACCATCAAAATGACGTCCTGGATATTGTGCAGGATCTGAATAATGTTTCATGGTTTGGTACCAAATTTCTGCACTGGTATGATTGTCGCCTTGCAAGACATTAAGGAATCTAGCACCTCCGGCACGTATACCGCGACGGTTGTTAATAAAGTATTCATTATTAAATTTGGTGGCATCCACAGCTTCGGGCAAGGTGCTGATACCACAGGCCTTACTGGCCTTTTTATCATGTATGACCCAGGTTGGAATATCCAAGATCATGCCATAGTCGCTGACAGTGTCTAACCAGGTCAATACCATGCTGCGTTTTTCTTGTGCTCGTACACAACCTGAATTAGCACGCCAGTCACCTTCCCATAAGCCTTTGGCAATCTGAAATCCGCCTGAATCGCCTAGCATAAAGGTACCTGGTGCACGATTTCGCACCATGTCTTCGCTCCAATCTTGTTTTTTAAGATCTAGGTTGGCATGTCCGCCCGAATACAAACTCCACTTATAAGTGTATAGACCCTGTTGAGCATTTAGCCAATTTAGTTGCTCCATGTCAACGAGTCCTGTTGGGAAACGTGCAGGATCCACATAAGGCCCGTTTACAGGGTCACGCTGTTTTCCTATAAAGGTAGCGTAGAAACCAGAAATAGCCGGAAGGAATACAGCATAGTCCGATTGTTTAGCTGTTAGATTGTCTTGCATCTTCTTCCTGACATAGTGCTTCCATTATTCGAAATTTTTCCCAAGTATCACGCAGGCCTGGATGACGTTGCATACGATCTTGGAGTTCGCGTTCTTGCTGCATTTTCCTTAGTGCCCAACTCAGTGCGTCTTGTGCATCATTGGTCAGCGAGATACTAGTGCTATTGGCACTTAGACTACGCCAGGTAACGCCATCATTGACTTCCAGTTCATTCATATTCGAGTTCCACCTTACATGCCCTGCGCCAACAGTACCCGGACTAATATATGGAAAGTTATGATACCCACCATTTATTACCAGGTATGGGCCCTGCGAAACAACGCTTTTAATCATTTTTGCAGAGCAGGAATAGTATAGGTATACTGTGCCATGCCTGAATCCACAGTGATTTGTGCTGCACCTTGGTCGCTAAAACGCATGACCTTGTCGCCACTAAGTGCAAAGATACTGGCAAACACTGACACAGGCCACATGCGTTCTGCGGTGAGTTTGCCAGACACACCACTGGCAAACACAAAGTTACCAGCATGGCTACTGGCATCGCCAAAATGAAATTCTAAATTATTGGCTTCGGTTTTAGCTATGAAACTGGTTTCTTCACTGTGTGCCTGGCTTTGGAATTTAAATCTAGTAATGCTGTTAACGCTGGGCTCTAGTTCCACATCCCAGTTAGCGCCACGGAATTTCACTGTTTTAAGTTTTTCGGTGATAATGTGTGCTAGCATAAACCTAAAGTTGTTACGAAAGTCTCCAACCTTGTTGCTGAACTCTAGGCCACTAGGCACTGTGTTGCCTTCGGGATCTTTTTGCCGAGCTAGCTTAATGTCTGCGTGTTCTGCGTATTCGGGGATATCGAGAATAAATTTTAGTTTGGCTAAATTTGGCATACCAAATAGTCCTGTAAATTCAGGAATAGGCACATGTAATTTAGCTTCCACAATCACGCTTTTATCCTCAGCAATGGCGCTGATTATGGTTTCATCATTGGTTCCTGTGATCTTGACTAGATCAATACCTCCTAATCCATGAGTATGTTTAACAATATCTTTTAGTGCGTCTTTCATAAGTTAGTCCTTGAGTAGAGTGTGTATTATACATGATCTATTTAGACCGATGCAATAGCAATTATATAGAGATTTATTCAAAACTAAACAATTGATCGAAGGTAGTTTTAATGTTGGTATGTTCTGAGATTGCCCAACCTAGTACGCCCAGCAGGTTTTCCACTTTCTGATCCACAATAGTATCTTCCATGAGACCATCGTCGAAGGGTAATTCTTTAAACCACTGTGGTATATGAGTTTCATCTGTGGGATAGCCCACAGAAGTGTAACCCAAAGCATTGGGCTTGAGTTTACACACAATGGTTTTCATACCGTCAACAATGGCCATGCTGTAGTTGTCTGAGTGCATGCGGCGCAGAGTGTTCCAGTTTAAGGCAGCACGTACATGCCCGGGCATGTTGGTACGACCTCGCTTGGCTTCTAGATCACCATAGTGCGTTAGATTATTAACACGTTTAGGTGTGCCTTTTTCCCAAGGCGGCCTCTTTTGAAAAGCCTCTTTGAATTCACGTACACGTTCGTATACCCAGTGTTGATCACTACCAGTTAGCACTTTGAGCAAGATCTCACTGAGAAAATCCTGCACTACCTTGGGTGTGTCCGAGCGTTTAAGATCCAAGCCCATGGCCTTGACTTTACCTGGCTTACCGTTGACATCAAGTCTGGAACCTTCGAGTTCATAGATCAACACAGCATAGCGTTTCTTTTTAATAAACAGACCCTTGCTGGCAACCAGCTCACGTCCGCCACGTATGATTGATCCCATGTCTCTGGGACAATTAAACGCACGATCCATAAACCCAGGGAAACTGTCGTTGACTGAATCGGCTATGGTATCATAGAGCTGTACACAAACATCATGATCCCAGGACATGCGTCCTGCCTTAATGTCGCCGCGCAGTATGGGATAAGCAGAGAAGTAGACCGAATCTGTGTCACCATAAATGATAGCTTCGCCAACGTGATCATATCTGCCAGTAATGCACTCATTGACATGACTGTCCATGTGACGTGCAATGGCACGCCCGGTCAAGGTTGTACTCTGACCAATACGCTTGTCCTGAAATCTGCACCCGGGATTCAGAATGGCTCCATACACATCTATGTTCAATTGACTTCGCTAAAGTCAACCCGTTTATTTTTATAAACTGCCTTATATTTCTATAAGGATCAGACTATATCACCGTCCAACAACGTTGGACGCTCCCCATTTCGAACTCGCTTGAGTCTACGTTATTAAAACTAGTCGTTGAACCTTCGTATATAATACGCTTGGCTGCTGATTGTCTTCATCTTTCATGGTCAGAGTTTCCAGCAATTAGAGGAGTTATTCGACTATTGTTACCAATAGAAGTCGCAGTTGTTTTTTACGAATTTAAATTAATTTTCTTTACTAGTTGCTTCTTATCCCAATACTCTATAGCATCTTCGATTTCCTTTTGGTTTTGGTGGTAAATTTTGCCGTCTTTAATCATTAAATTGTTTTCGCTACAAAAATTGTCAAGTTCCTTTAGTGTACCATTTTGCAGTATAAAATCTAATTTGTTAAAATCCATCTATACCTCTCTTTTGTAAAATTTGTTCATTTTGTTTATTCTGTGCGATTTGGTCATCGAATATAATTTCGGGATTAAAATTGTCTGAAGAAATTCTCACCAATTGTATATTATACCTGGAACTAATTTTGTGTTTTTCAATATCATTCTTAATAGAGCTCGGAAATCGGTGCCAATACTCACCATCTATTTCTACTAATAATGACATATCCTTTAGGTAAAAGTCAAATTTTTTATTATCTAATAGGTATTGTGTCTGGTATTTGATATTCGAATCAATTAAAAAATTCTCAAATCTTTTTTCCAAACCTGTTTTGTCTTTATTTGGGAACTGAAAACCATTATCCTTAATATATTTTTTCCGTCTCTCGCTAAGTTTATTAAGATATAGTTGGTATTCTTCAACATTATCTTTTCTTTTTTGCCACGCCAGTTCTTGATTCTGTTTTTTAAGTTTTTTAGATTCGGAAGTGTAGTTTACTTTAGTGCCTTGCTTTTTTAGTGATATAATTTTTTTAGTTTCTTCGGAGTGAGGTGATCTTGAGTGACCGATTTTGGCTTCGTGATAGCATTTTTGACATTTCATTCCTTTTAAAAAATTTCCTATGTTAACTCGATAATTACCATGCGTAGGACAGCTCACCTCAATCTGATCGGTATTAGACAATAGTTTGTCTGGAATAAAAACAATCTCATAAGAAGATTCTTTTGAAGCTTCTTTGAGTTGATCAAGAGAAACAATATTATTAGAATTTATATGATATTTACATCGAGGATTTACCACCGGAGATCTAAATTTTTTTGTTATAGATAAGGGAATTTCGCAAATGGAACATTTTGGTGGAGGCATTTTTCTTAAGTAAAGAGAAATTGCTGCTGGTATATCGAAAACATTTTTTTTACCACCATAATATTTGATTAACCAATCATATTGTCTAGGATACTTTTTTTTAAAGTCTATTGCTGAGATATTTTTCATAAACACCCTTTATTATTTAATTATTTATCTCAGCGAGTTTAGTTTAATTTTTTGGACTAGTTTTTAATCTGTCTGGTATTTCTATACCTTGGAATAGTTCTTGAAATTGTTTTTTAGTTCTTTGCATTACTTTCCTTTCCGCGTACCAACGTTCAAGTAGGCCTGGTACAATGCCTTTGGTATCATATTTAAAGATAGTTCCATTTGCGCTTAATATCCAAGGTTGTTGACCCTCGAAGATCAAATGATAAACATCACGAGCCATCATGGTATCTGAACCACCAGTTTCCCAATCTATGGTGATTTCTCTACCTGGCTCTTGCTCCATGACTGCGGTATACTCCATGCTGCCAAATAAACCTTCCCAAGCGTCAGCAAAGCTGGATCCTTCTGCTATTTTATCAGCTATGTATTTTTCTGTATAGGTTGGTCGCAGTTGTCCCACGATGGTTTCTGGCGCCATGTTAAGAGCGCGGATCGCACTGGGGTACAGCGAATTGATGTCAATGGCGCCAATGTATTCGTGCATGCCCCTTTTGGGATAAGCAACGTAGGCACCTGCTGCTTGTGTGTCACCATCTGATGATTTCCTATTCTGAACTACAAGCCCTAAACTATGGGCTTCGTTGATAATGGCCTGCTCGGTGACCGCTACAGCACCCATGGTAGTGGGCAATAACACAGTGTTGTCATGTGCTAGTTCATTGGCTAGGTCTAGGAATCGCAGTTTGCGATCCAGTTTGGCCAACAGCATGGTATCTTGTCTGTTATAATCTACAAATGTACCAAAGTCTCTATTGTATAATTGGTCTAAGGTTCCTTCATATTGAATTTTACGTTCGTCTAGCTCATACTCTCCAATGGCATCCAAACTATAGCTATGGCGTTCTTCATAGGTATACTTTCTGTATAACTGCATATAGTCCAGATGCACACGACCACTAAGATCAAAAGTAATGTGCTCGGCACCAAATCGTTCGAATGTGCGCTGTTTGGGATATTGATTCCACAAACAGAATCTGCGGGTATCGTCTTTGCTGAGTATACGGTTGGTACGCATGACCATGTAAGGAATATCAAAACCTTCGGAGTTCCAGCCCGACAGTATGTCAGCATCATCAATCAAGTCCAAAAAGGTCTGTATGAGATCTTCTTCGCGCTCAATGAGAAAACAGTTTTCAAATCGACTGGTCAGCTCTTGAGCACTGCTCCAACTCAGTGTCTGTGGAGGAACAACCAAGGTAACTAATCGATCTAACCAATCTAGGTACACAGTGATTGCAGTCACCGGATTGAAAGGATCTTCAGGTCGACTGAATCCGCGTACTGGATCAAAATCGACCTCAATATCGAAAAATGCTGTGTGCAGTTTAGGTGCAGCTTGTCCTAGATAGTTTTCTTCCAAGCATCGGTTAACTGGCTTAATATCTGATTCCCAAAGTCGTTGATGACTGTGCAGTTTAAGCTCTTTGTTGTACTCTTTGATATTGCGAGTGCTGAATCTACTGACAGTGGTTCCATAGATAGTTCGAAACTTGCCACGAGGATCATCATAGTAAAATCGATACTCGGCTGGGTAGTCACGATAGTGACGTTCTCCGTTGACACGTTCTACCACATAGACACGATTATCGTCTCTGGAATACAGAGCGTCCACATAACTCATAGAGTACGACCTACGGTCTCCAAAATAGTATTTAGATCTTCATTGTCTCGATTGGTTTCTCCTAACTTGCTTTTAGCAGCAATTCGAATGGCCTTTTTCAGTATAGCTGGTTTAATTTCTAATTCTTCTGCTACTGCTTTGATAGTGTCACTGAGCCCAGCATTAAGGTCTTCGATTTCGGTCATGACCTGAATGCCTTCGTTGATTATCTGTGTGAGTTTGGCCTTTTGTTCGGCACTGAACATGCGATCGCTCATCAAGACTCCTTAGTTAAAAGTTATATTATACAGTGTTTGGGGGCAGATTGCAAGAATGTTCATGCTCACTTTAGCCGATCCGGGGTGGTAGCGGAGGTTGGATCGACAGGGCAGCAGCCGCCCGATGCCTTAGGCCTAGGTAACTAGGACGGTCCTAAGGAAAACTTATATGGCCTTTTCGGTAAACTCGGCACGTGACCAATTCAACAAGTAACGAGCTTTCCAATCATTCTGTGCGAAACCACGCAAGGACTGCCACTGATCGCGTTTATGTTCCATGCTCCTAGCAGCATTACTCCAATCTATGCTGTCAATGCGTTCACATATTTTATTTAACTCATCTACAAACTGGATGAAAATATTTGTGTCGTATTCTATGTGTACCACTTCATAGACATCGCCGTATTCGTCTATGCTGTCTAAAGCAAAATCAAATCCCCATTTTGGTTTGGTCATTAGCATTAAACTGGTTTGAGGTATGGATTCTTTTAGTGCTCGAAGCTGTCGTTCAGCATCCCCTCTGTATCCGCAACGATATAAAATTAAACTATGATCCACAATCAGGGTTGGATCCGAACTGGTGTACCAGGGTACCTGATAAGCATGGTGGTTAAGCGTATGATCTAACTTGTAGCCGCAGATTTGATAATACTTTTGTTCGGCACGATTTAGTTCAAACCCATCTTTGTCATAGTACAGAAAGTCGTTTTTATGCAAATCGAGACACACACGATCACAATACAAATCAGTACGTATACTAATTTGGTTACAACTAAGCATGGTTTATTTTGTTCGGTCGCGATTGTCTATGGCGCCGCCTGTTACAAAGGCAGTACATGAACGGCTTCCGGCACATTTGAAATGTAAGAAATTACAGTATCCCAAGTCTGCCTTGTGTATAGTAGCCATAGCATCAGCATGCTTCTCGTCGCCCTTGATACCCGATTCAATACAAGCCCACATCTTGTCGGATACATCAAAGGCAGCACAGTTACCGCACCGCATGGTCTTGGCTATTTTTTCTGTGATATCCCAACGTTCGGCCGCTGCTTTCCAGTAATCGCCTGGCTCGTCAGGATTGGCTGGACCATAGTGGTATTCGTCAATGGCACGTTGCCGATTTTTAAGATTGAGATCAATGTCGTGTGTGGCTCGTGGACAACCCTTACTTGCAGCTTCCACAATACGAATTAGATTACGCATTAGTTATTGCTTTTGATTATGTGCTTGTCTATGCAGTCGTTGCATGTACATTCTTTACAATCGCAGCCATCTGTGAGACATTCGCCTTTGCAATGATGAAAACATCCACATCCACAACGATGTGTCAAACGATAGTATGCTTCATTGTCGTCTATGTAGTTTTCCATGTTATGCCTCGCTGCGTCGGGTACCCACTGTCAAAGCAGGCTGATTTAATCTTAGTTTATCGCTTTTGGTATGTACTGTGCTGTCGTATTTGAGATCAAAAATTCGATTACCGTCGCTGTCTACCTGCATGTTGCCAATTACGTATCTGCCATTGGCAATCAATCCTAACCCGCTGATTTGATTCTTGGTATACCCGATGCCAGGTAATGGGGTAGCATCGGGATTTTCTGGATCAATACGCAGTGCACTGGGCTTGAATCCCAGCTCGGCTAGTTCACGCCCAAAGGTCAGCATTTCGTCGCCGGCAATGACCAACTTGGGTTGACCACCAATATTGGCAATCTTAGCGAAAAACTTTTCTCTGGGACTAGCTAATATATCTGTTACAAAACGTTTATTGAAATCAATACTGGCACTGGCTTCTACTTTGCGTTGAGCGTTGAGCAGAAAGTCAATGCGGTCACGTATGGCCTGTAGTGCTAGTTCACGTGTGGCACCAGCTTCCTTGTATTCTTGTCTACCAATTTCTGTTACTGCAATGAATTTACCACGCCAAGGTTTTAGGGTAACGTATAAGGGATAATTTTTGTATTCTCCCGCAGGATCAAAATTAGCATCTCCTGCAACTGCTTCTGAAACTGGTATACGAAATACATTACTGAGAGGAGTACGCAGAAGTTGATCATCCTCGGTACGAAAATACACAGCTAGCTCGCCAAATGGTCTGTATAACTCAACACCTTCTACCATGCCGCGATAGCCCATTTTGTGAGTGCGTACATAGTCGCCGGGTTCAATGTCTGTTTCGCCCACCAATCTCTTGCCCACTGGAGGCTTGTCTTGGCCTTTAAAATATCCGGTGAATTTCGGTCCGGTGTCTTTGGCAGCTTCTTTACGCAAACTTTTAAAACGATCTCTTCTGGTACCAAGACGTTTTGGTAATTGAAAACGCTCTTCGATTTCGTCTTCGTTTTTGGGTTTCTTACCAGCTCGCTTCATACTAATAGCTATAGCCGCTTGTTGTGCAGGTGTAGCTGCTTCTTGGGCAAAATCTGCAGATTTCATTGTAGAATTCCTTACTTACACATATTTATTAGCGGTACATGAAAAAAGTTACTGCCATTGCAGAAAACATTATACCGGTTAATGCCCAGGAAACGTAATGGCCCAAAGCCAAGAAAAATACTAACCATGCCAGGTGATATAAGTGCAGATACCAAGGTATCATAAACTCAGTGCTAAATCTTGTTGGTCTTTTATGGCCTTACTGAGTTTGTCTAAATACCCTAGATTACGCAGTATCTTGTAGCTCAGGTTTTCTACACCGTATTCTCCGTGACGCTCTAGGCCACTTTGGCGCATATTACGGAGTTTATACAGCAATCTACGTATGTCATTGGCTTCATTGGCTCCTTCAATGGTTGCTTGTATTTGTTTAATAAGATCAAGTACCTTGGCATTGACGTCTAAGTCTGCTATAGTCGGCAGATCATAACTAGGTTGCTTTATCCAAACATTATCTAATAGACTGTAGATACCAGCCGCAACCGGGGGTTGATCTAGATCTTCCACATATAGCTCTACCTCATGTCCACGCACTATGATATCATGATCATCGTTCCAAATCTTTTTTTTGGCCGAATAAAATGCTTCAGCTAAATCGTCACAGTCTAATTCGCTGTATTTGGTAACCACATGCACATCGAAATCGCTGTATCGAGTGTAGTTATAGTTGGCCATGCTGCCGGTTAGCACAATGTCATAGAGCTTGAAGTTGTTGATATCCAGTGTGTCTATGAACATCTGTGCTGCTTTTAATAACTTATAACGCACTTCGCGACGCAGACCAGAATCAATCCAGGCCTCAGGAGCCAGAGTCTGGTTATAAGCAACATTACCTTGTACAAAATTTTCAGGCATGTTATTTGCTTTTTCCACGTCGCATATTTAATTGCCATTGAGCCATTCGTCGACGTTCACCAGTGCTAGATCCAGCAATCTTTTCTAATTGTGCCAGGGTAGCTTTTTTTGGTATTCCGACTCTTTTACTTAAACCTTTACGACCAGGCTTCCGTCCGTCGGCAAAGTTTTCCACAGTAATCGTGGGATCTGGATTATCCCATTTTGGATCTTTTACAATAGTCTTAAGCAGATAAGTCATTTTACCATTGCGATCCATTTGCCTACGCATACCTAACTTAGCTCGTAGACTGGGACTATTGACCCAAATCTTTTGTCCTGGCTCAAATTGATGTAATTCTCGAGTAATACTTTTAAGTCGATCTAAGAGTTGTTCTACCACTCGTCGATTAAGTTCTCTTGTGCCTATACGTTCGAAAAAATGTGGATCTAAAATCAGCACAACTTCAGGGAGATGGTAGACTGGCCTGCTATCTTCTGTGATATCTTCTTTGATGTTCTTCCATTTGTCAGCTAGATAATCAACAAAGTCGTTGACAGTGGCCAGCTGGTTTTGTTGCATGAACTTGATGATTCTTATGGCATTGTTGCGATCTGGATCCGGCCCTGGCTTACGAGCATTGCTTAGGTCTACTGCTAGACTCTTAGCCAAGCCTTGCCGATCGTAAGTGTATTGTAGATCATAACGCCGACGATCAGCGTCCTTACTTAACTGTGCCTTGGTCTTGGCCTGCATGAGTTCCATCCAGGGTTTTAAGTATCCGCCTCTACGACTTGACACATAACCACGAGCAGGATCCTGGCCCGTAAGCTGACCGACATCTGCTGTCTTTCTAGTATCACGCTGACGCCATGCTTCTTGGTCATTAAACAAGTTAACGGGTATACCGGACTTTTTGGCTAAAATAATAACCTGTCTTGTGCGAGCACGAGCAGCATCATCAGCGTCTGGTGCTATGTAAAGATCTATAGCACGAATAGCAGCAGGTATAGCAGCCTCTTTGCTGAATATACGATCTTCGGCTTCGTGTGCTTTATGATGGTCTTTGGCAGGATCGCGATTGTTCCAATAGTCTACGGCTTTACCGGGGTAGCGTTGATTATAAAAATCACCATCGAGTTCTAATAACACAGCATCCTGCCCGAGCCATCCATGATACCCACCATGGCGTGTTCTTGTAGTGCTGAGAAAGTAAGGATAACCTTGTGGTGCGAACTGTGCTTCCCAACTTGTGCCCAGTGTATGACTGAGTTCAAACTTACCAGTCTGTAGTATTTTGAGAGCAGTGGTAACACGAGTATAATGAAATACTCTACTGCTAATACGTTCAATTAGGAATTCGGTAGCTCTCATCGCATGTATTTAAGGTAATATTTGAAATTCTCGTGTCTATCTTCTATACCAGCTAGTGCAGGATTTATACGCTTGGTCACTGCCACAGTATTGGCAAAATCCATTACACCCGGGCGCACACGCTCAAACCAATACCATATGGCAATTTCAGCAGCAATGTCTGGACGAGCAGCAAGATCAGGATTCTTTATTAAATCAACGCCCAGTGCTTGGCTGGCAGCACGATAGTTATCACGGCCAGTCAACTGTATGAAACCGCGCCCTCGAAAACGCTCGCCGTCACCGGCCTTGACATTGCCTAGCTTTTGTGCTGTACGAGGAGCATGTTTGGGGTCATAGCGTTTGAAATAATCCTTGCCCTGGGGAACTTCTTTCATCTTACGAAAATCCCAAGACTCGTGTTCCATCTGTGCTAGGAATTGTGCTAGTTCGATGCCCTTAATACCAGACTTTTGTGCTCGCTGTGCTAGTACATTGGCTTTGGGATTTTCTAATGTAATTGGTTTATTTTTTATCTGTGGCTTTTCTACGGGCGGTAATTGTTTTGCCGCAGTCTTAGCTGGTTCCGCTGATTTCACAGCAGGAGCCACTTTGGCCTGAGGTACCGGTGCAGGAGCAGTTTGTGGACGCTGCGCTGCGGCTACCTGTGCTACGGGGGCCACATAAGGCTGTGGTTTGTCATAAGCAGGGCCTTGGCGATGAGCCATACCAGTGGCCACAGCAGCAGCGCCTAAGCCAGTGGCAAACCATTTGGGCCAGTCTTCTTCTAATTCGATACCCTCGCGAAAGTAACCCATTACTGTGTCCAGGCCGGTGCGAATCTTTTCACGATCGGCTTCGGCTCTAGCAATGGCAGCAGGTGTTGAAGCCTTGTCGCGTTTGGCACTGACCATTTCTGCTTCTGACTCGGCGCGATACTGCTGTACGAACCGAGTAATAAAATCATCTGCGCTACTATAATTGGCTAGGTCGCCTTGACCGAATAAGCCATTGGCTTCAGCACTGGCAGCAAAGCCTTTCACACTACGCACCAATCGCTGTATGCGTACATCGTTGATGTCGGTGCCTGAGTTTTGTGCCAACATAGGGTTAATTTTTACACGCTTGACACCTTGTCTAGCAGCGATCCAGCGTAGTATGTCTACAATATAAGTTTTAGGATTGCTACTAATGGTGTTGATTTCAACACCTTTTTGTTTGCTAAATGGTACTCGTAGACCGTTGATGGTTTTATATTGTACACCAGCATGTTGTATACTCATGCCTAGCATTTCGCCAAACACACTGAACATCTTGCCAAACAACAGGCCCTTTACTCCACGCTCAGGAGTAACACGGGCCGCACCCCAGTCACTGAGTTCTGGTGTGTGCCACATGAAATCTATTTGTACAAATTGATCCGCACCGATGCGTAATATGGGATGACCAATCTTGCTTTCGGCGGCATCTACATAATCGGGCATAGTTTCCATGATAAAACTATGTGCTAGTTTATTCCAAAAACCACCATAGGCACTTTGACTACCTGGCTCCAGTTGTGGAGCAATCATTTGTAGATCGATGTCTCCGTAGATTTTGTCTGGATCATCTACAGCGTGATAAGCACTGCTACCGGTTGGTCGTCCCATTCGCACTTCAGGTAAGTTTTTAGTTTTTAAATAACGATTAAACTCACGCACAAACTGATTCATCACAGCCAAACTACTGCGTACCACAGCAGGAGTAATCACGGTGTTTTGCGTAACTGTGGTAGTCCAGCCACCTTCGAATAAATGATGTACTCTCATTTGCCAAATCCTGAGAAAAATTTCTTGAATTTATCTAATCTAGTAGGCTCGGGCTCGGGTTTAGGTGCCGGTTGACCATTGGGCTGTCTAATAGATTTACTGAGACCTCGCCACATTTTTTTACCTAGATCGGTTTGTAATTCACTGGGCATGATGTCATTGCCTATGTCGTTGACAAACAGATATATTTGTTTCGCTATACCTTTGCCGCGATAAGACTTGTTGACAAAAGTATAATATGCTCTAAGATAATCTTCGCCTTGTGCGTTAGTTCTAATAGCAAAATCAGCGAAACCTGCTTCTACAGGATTGCCGGGGTCAGATACATCAAACGCACGAACATGTAGTCTTCCTGTGCTACCACCTTGGGCCTTAAGTAATATATCGCCAACTTGTCGCTGATCTTTAAATTCAGGATTCAAGGATTTGGTATTGACTAATTCGTGAATTCTCATGCACGGTCCGGAACAACTGTTAGTCCAAGGAGTGATCCTCCTGCTGCTGATCGAGCCAATCTACTATTTCTTTCTAGCCACTCTCTAGCATGAGCATTGGCATCGGCTTGGCTATTACCTACACCACCAAATGTATGTAAGACCTGTCCTTGATCTGTGACAATGTTCCAACGCCCGGTCCAGGCTCCGTCATTGGCTTGACTCTCAGGATCACGCCGGGGTCTTATGGCAATAAGATAATATGGGTGTGTGGTATCGCCTGTTATACCTTGTGACGCCAGCCACTGAGTGAATGACCGTTCTGCTTCCGCCCTAGTGTTTCTAGTAAAGTAGATAATAACAGCGTCGTCACTGGATCTTATAATAGCATAATTAGCATCAGGGTCAGTTTCGGGTGCGGTCATTGATCCGTCTTGTCTACGCGGTTGTTCATTGGGCTCTACTGGTCTGGTACCAAGACCGTGTCGTACTAAAACACGCTCATTTCGCTGATTAGCCCACTCTCGTGCTGCTGTCATGGCCTGTTCTTCAGTGTCGTATTGTCCTAGTGGTAATGCAGTGCTACTACTGACTACCATGTATGATCCAGTGCTACTTACAGGTACATTGTTTGGTGGAGTCTCGGGTTCTTCATAAGGCTTCATTACTGTGGCTGAAAACGCACCGCGATTGTATCGTGCCAGTCCCGAGTTATGGGCTATGGCAGCATCAATGGCTTCATCCCGATTAGCGGCAACTACTTCCGTTCCTGCACCACTGCCTGCCACTGTGACATGCCACCAATAGCGTTTGCCAGAATCGGGCTTACGCTTGACTTCGCGTTCTAGTTTTGCTTGTTTAAGGAAACTCTTTAGTGCTGCCTTGGGCATGGCTCCTGCCGCATATTTGGCAAAGTACTTGATGGTATCATCAGCATCTTCTGGTGCTATGACTTTGTATAATTTTTTACTGTATTCTTCTTTGTACTTTTCTGGATCAACTGCGGCGTCTAAGGCCACAGCAAAGCGATTCATAGTGGCCACAATCTTGTCTAGGTCTTCTTTGAGCCAGTCGCCACCTGGGCTACGAAACTCAATGTATTTGTCTTTGGTATTGATACTGGTATACTTGCCGGTGATACCACTGTGTATCATTTTACTGGCCATTTTGTTTAGGCCATTCTTCATCATGTCTAATAAGCCAGGAACTTGATCACGATTGCTTTTAGCTCGGCTCAGTATTTCTTCCATGGCACTTTTACAGTAGGTATTGGCAGATCTACCAAATTGTTCCAATACATACTTGTCACCTAAGAGTAGCGCCAACTTAACATAGTCTAGGTTTTCCAAGTTCATGTTGGGTACGCTGACATTGATGTGTAGACCAGTGGTACGATTAGTATAGCAGTGATAAAACTCAGCGAATTCTCGTACAGCTTCCAAGTGCTTGCCCATTTGTTCTAGGGTCAATGGTGGACTCACGAACTCTAAGCCTGTGTCGCCGGGATTGTCTCCGGTTAAACTGGAGTCAGGTTCAACCACATAGGTATCTGGTCGGCGTTTGGCACCGTGATAACTTTGGCTGTAGTCTACCTTCATGTTAACAAAAGGGGAGAAATCGTTAGCTACTGTGCTGATATCAATATCGGTATCGCCGCTCATCTCCCAATGCGGCCAAGTTACGATATGACCGAAACTACTTTCAATGTCGGTCATGTAGCTATATTGGTCACGCAGGAAACGATCAAAGCCGGTGTCATGGTCTGGCTCAGACTCCTCCATGGCGTCGTCACGAGCTAGATCATAGATTTCGTCTCGGTTCTCTATACTTTCATCTCTACGATCCGAGACCAGAGTGCTGTATATCTCTTGTATGGCATTTTTACGATCACGCTCGTCGGCAAACTTTTTGTTGCCTAACTGTTCCGCAGCCTGTTCCCAAAGCTCTTCGCCTAGTTCTTTTTCAACTGCTTGTTCTACATAGTATTCTTCGTTTTCTTCCCACCACGAGTCTTCGGCTTCCTGCCAGTAGTCACTTTCTGTGTATTCTTGAGTCAGTTCCCCATGTAGTCTAGCTACTGAGGATCTTGAGTTGTATTCACCGTCGTTGTAAAATTGTTCAATGGAACTCCAACCGCGTACACGCTCATCATTGGTATAATCGGGTTCGCTTTCGCTGTTCTCGTCGGATTCGATATTGGGCACAATCATTTCAAATTCCATGCCCACACGAGCGTCTATTTTACTGGCCAACTGTTTAAGGTTGCCGGGACTCATGTTTATTTCAAACAGTTCGGCTTCTGATATAATAAAATGTCTAGCTCTCATCGTCCTACCCAGTGTGCAAACATGCCAATTTCATAACTGACATCGTCATAGCCATATAATTCAATTATGCTGTTACGTATTTTGGTTTCCATACGATCAAAACCACGTCTAACAGGAAACGCATAAAAGTCTGTGCCTTGGCGGCGACCAATATGGAATCCGCCTATTTCTAATAGATCCTGTGCTAGGATATTACCTATCTCACGTGGCGTCCGTGTATCTAAACTGCGATGACTGATGCTGATATAACCCATGACTTCGACGCCGGGGATACCGCTGAGTCTAAGCCAATTGGCTGCACCACCAGCGGTTTGTACGTCACCGGCAATGAGCAGGACTTTTAGGCTACGCAGGACCACCTGATACAGTGTCTGTGCTATACCTTGTCCTCGGTAGTCAGGATCCACAATTATACCAGCCACAGTCTTGGCTCGTTTAGACGGAAAGGTCACAGGCTCCATACTCATCTTAGCAGCTACTCTCTGCCCATCAGGGTCTACCACATAGATGTCTTCGAAGTTGTTTTGAAAACTCAACAGCAGTGTGTCACTGTTGGGAAAAGGTATACGATCATCCATATACCGTTTGTAAGGTATTTTGTTTAGCCAGTCCCCTTTGTACATCTCCTGGGGCAGTAGTATGATTTCGTTTAGGCTATCATCAAATAGTTGATCAACACGCACACTAGCCCCTCGATTGCTTGGGACCTTTGCGTTCTTTCCAACGCTTGTCAGTGCTGCACCAATAGCGACCATGGCCTTCTTGCACATCTTCTTCGTCGTCGCTGCGTTCGGGTTGATATTCTACGTCTTTGATTAGCTTTTCTGCTGGTGCTAGACCTTCGGCACTGCCTTCCTGCACACTGCCGACAATGTCATTATAGTTGTCCATGTTCAGTGCTTGTCCATTGGCACTGAGTTCAACTAGCTTTTCGACTACGTGATGCAGATCCATGTCAGTTTTGGCATCTTCTTTGCTGTATTCCATGATACGCAGCAACAGCGGCACATCCATGGTCACACGATCTATGGGATTCGCAGGTTTCTTGGCAGGAGCTGATTGAGTTTCTGCAGGCCTTGACTGTGGTACAGGAACTTGTTCGCTGAATATGTCACTGACTCGCATGTTATTTTTTCTTTAGTAGAGTAGTGAGTAAATCACCAAATTGGCCGGCGGCCTTTGAATCTGTTTTGATTTTGTTGATAATGTCTTGTTTAAACTTATTCGGATCCATGATAGTAGTGCCGCCGACTTGTACATTAGCAGCAGGATCTGCAGGTTTCACAGCCTGTGGACTAACTGCCCCAGCAGGGGGCTTGGGCTGACTGCCCGGCGCTGGCATACTGGTATTGGTAGTGGGCTGAATATAGCCAATTTCACTGAGTTTCATATTAGCCCTTGGTGTTCTGCTGACCCAGCACTGAGCTGCTGCTACGATGTTGTTGACTACGCTCAACGTCGCCTAGTGTGGCTGGACGCTGACGCATGCTTTTACGAAACACTGCTGGTGTCTTTAGCTTTTGTCTAGCTTCCTCACCACTCTTTACAGGATCGTAGTCTTGTTCCTTGACTCTACGCTGCATTTTTCTAAATGACATGGGATTAGCAGCTATACTACCGCTTGCACTGGCACCAGCACTGGCTGTTTCGCCCATTGGCTGGTTCATCTTGCTCATCATTTCGTATTCCATCCACTCTTTGACTTGACGTAGATAGTCAGATGCCAAGGTGATTTTTTCCTGAACCCAGCCTTCTAGTCCTTCACGCTCGGTGATGTGTTTCAGCATGCGATGCAGTTCAATGGCATGACTGGCTGCTGTATAGCACTGTTCACGAGCCATTTGTATTTCGTGATCGTCATGCATTTCTACCACGGCCTGTACAATGTTATGGTTTTCAGTGATAAAATCAGTGGGTTTCATGTGTTTAGTCCAGTTAATATCTATATTTATATTAGGCGCAGCGCCTTCATCATCTTACGCTGTGTACCCGGTTGCACATCTACTGTGAGACTGTTAAGATAACGCGGATCCTTGCGCTGTTTCTTGCTGGCAACGACACCTACGCCAGCAGCATCTTCATGTATTTGGTCGCGCATGATAGCATAGACTTCTTGATCAAATGCACCAAACAGATCTTGTACCATGGCACGCTGTGTGTCATCGTCGGCTTGAGAGAATTGACGACGTAGTTCTGTGGCACTATGCATGGGTTGACCTAGTACAGTAAATTCGAATGTAGGCACGGTCATTATATAGGCATGCTGTTCCTTGTTTTGCATGTCTTTGAGTTTGGCAGGTGCTGGCTGGAAATAACTAGGCGATCCGTCCTTTTTAGTGAACTTAGCAAAGCGTGGATCTTCGGCCATGTCCTTTTCGCTGACAGCATAAATCACACGAGTTTCAACAGGATACTTGGCCAAGATTTCATCAGCACGATATGGCTCACGTGTTTCTACTACACGATCCATGGGTACGCCAGTTAGGCGCATCATAGCGGCCTTTTGTGAAAAATTAAAAGGACTTTTGGGTGGCGCTACCTTGTTGCTGGTAGCTATGTAGACATTATCTCTACCAAACTTTTTTGTGAGATACTCAAATACTTTATAATGACCCTTGTGGAACGGTTGGAATCTACCCGGATAGATTACCACTATGGGCACTGTAGCTGCTTCAAAGATTTCGGTTAGGAACATAATAACATATTTATGGTCCCACAAAAAAAGCCGCTGCTAGCGGCTTCTTGACTTCTATGCAGCCGACGGTTCTGGCTGCGACTTGGCTTCTGGTTTAGTAAATGACGGCATCTGTGACAGGTCGCCTTTATACTCATAGTGTCCACAGTGGTTCAGTAAGACCTTGCTGTGTGCCCAGATAGTACCACCTAGCTTTTGCCAACGCCGGCAGAACATCCAGTCTTCACTGAGATAGTGACCTTTTTCATCAATGCCCACATCAAAGATAGCGTACATATAAGGCTCATACTGCTTGCCTAGACCCACATCGTCTACATATTTGCATTCTGGGTGTGCATCGCACAATTTCTGATAAACTTCGCGTTTAAAAATTAAAAATCCAGTGCCCATGGTATCCACAGTAAATGTATCCCCATGAATCTGTGTTTGTGGCAGCAGATTAATCACATAGTTGGTAGGAATACTTTTCTTAGGATACAGTCCACCAATGACATCTTTTTCGTAAACCAGCATTTGGAAAATACTGTCTGGTTCGAATCTAATGTCTGCGTCAATGAACATAAAATGTGTAGCACTTTGGTTGCTCATCATCTTGGCCATTAGGTTGTTACGCCCACGAGTGATTAGACTTTCATTGACCATGGTGTCTAGGCTCCAGTTCAAACCAGCACGACTGGCCATTAAGATAAATTTAAGCAAGCTGGTTACAGTGGGTTCACTCATCATGCCACCATAGCAGGGAATGCCTATGTGCAGGTGAATCTTGCTGAAGTCATAGGGAATACCTTTGGGTTTTTCTCCAGTTTCAGATTCTTCCTTGGCAGCTTTTTGCTTTTTCATTAGCTCTGAGATTTTGGCCACTACATCAGTGGCTGTTTTACCGGGTAACTCCACGGTTGAGTTGGTTGATGTTGTATTGGTTTCCATAATTTTTGATTTAGGCTACTACTAATTGTTGAACACGCTGTACTAATCTTGGCATGATTAAACTGATCATGTCTACTAATCTAGGATCAGCAACATGGAAATAACCAGCTCTAATGTATTTACTTGGGCCACGTATCTCATCTAAATAATTTTTGCTAATGCGAACTTGGTCTCCTATGTTTACCAGATAGTCTACTAGTGCTTGTCGTTCATTGTTATTGCGATAAAATCCATCGCGTATGTAAACACGATAAGCATGATCAGGCAGACTTCGTACCACAATACAGTCTTGGTCTAGGACCTGCTGGTCCTTTGTACTAGCAGGTGTAGTCAGTGTGCGTAGGTTTGTGGCATAACTAGACAAGTCAGTCTGGGCTAGATTATATAACTGATCAAGGCTACTAGCAAATATACTTACTGTATTACGTTCAATTCTGTATCTGGTATCAACACCACGTTGTTGATAAGCTCGAGCCAATGGCGCCAAATATAAACCACGCTGATGCACAGCTTGATAATACTGAGATTCGTCTTTGTAGTCACTGGGTCGTAGTCCAGTGTAGTAAACACTGAGATCGTATAGTTCATTAAATCTAGGTACTGCACTGGCTCCTGGTATGAAGTAGGTCAACTTATGATCATAGCGACGATAAAATCGTCGCATGGTGTGTGATACAGAGATATGCGGGGTAATCTTACGCCAGAGTGATATATCCATTTTCATTTACTATTGAGTCAGCATTAGCAGTCAATGCTGGATAGATATTATACTCTACAACACTAAAAGTCAAGTCTTTATCTGCTCTATCTATAGTAATCACTGAATCAGCTACTAGATTTTCGAATAGAATTTTTTTACTCACTGGCACCTTGATCATGTCTGTAATTGTTCTGGCTAAAGGCCTAGCGCCCATTTTTGGATCAAAACCACGCTCAATCAACAGGTCTACTGCGTTATCAGTGAGCCTAATTCGAATACGTCGGTCTGCCAATAAATCGTTAAGCTCATGAATAAATTTTGTAACAATTTGTCGCATACTGGATTTTTCCAATGGACGGAACTTACATACCGCGTCAATCCTGTTACGAAATTCAGGTTTAAAAAACTCTTTTACTGCACGATCGTCTTCGCCGGTTCGCTGCAAATCGGTGCTGAATCCAATGGTGTTGCGCTCATTGTCAGCAGCACCTAGATTACTGGTCATGATCAAAATACAATTACGACCGTCGGCTCGCTTGCCATTGCTGCTGGTTACAAAACCTTCGTCCATGAATTGCAGTAGTACATTGCTGACATCTGGATGTGCTTTTTCAATTTCGTCAAACAAGATCACTGAGTGAGGGTTCTTTTCAATAGCACTGATCAGTAATCCGCCACCGATGTTGCCATCATCGTAGCCCACATAGCCCGGAGGAGCACCAATTAATTTGGCTACTGCATGGCGCTCTTGATACTCACTCATGTCATAACGCAGCAACTTCATATTCATGCTAGCTGCGATTTGTTTAGCTAATTCGGTTTTACCAGTGCCGGTTGGTCCTAGGAATAAAAAGTTGCCAATTGGTTTATTAATAGACTTCATACCGGCTTTGGCAATGTAAATTTTTTCTAATACTGCATCAACCGCGGTATTTTGTCCGTATAACTGACGTTTTATATTGTTTTCCATATCCGACAACTTGGTTTTTGATTTTTCTGTATTAAGTTGGTCTACTGGAATTCTAGTTGCTCGGCTTAGCGATTCAATGATATCTGCCCGGTCCACTATTTTAGATTGATCGTTGACATCAATTTTTATTCTAGCTGCGGTACTGTCTATTAGATCAATGGCCTTGTCTGGCAACCTGCGGTCGGTTTGATAACGCACACTGTAGTCAACTGCGGCTTCGATAGCATCGGCAGTGATTACCAAGCAATGAAATTGTTCAAACTGTGATTTAATCCCATATAGTATTTTTTTAGCCATGTCTGGTGTAGGTTCGTCGATGCTAAGTTTATAAAACCTACGCATTAGTGCACGATCTTTTTCGAAGCTTTGAGTGTATTCTTCCCAAGTAGTACTAGCAATGACCTTGATTCGTCCCCTGGTCAATGCTGGCTTGATCATATTACTAAAATCCATTGTACCACCTGAACTACTACCACCAGCACCGCGCATGGTATGTGCTTCATCAATGAATAAAATACAACGTCCTTTTTTATCCAATGCATGCAAGACATTCTTTAATTTTTCTTCAAAATCGCCGCGATATTTACTTCCGGCTAATAAGGTACCAATATCTAAATTATATACAGTATATCCACGAAGATATTCTGGGCAATCTTGGTTAACAATGTTTCTAGCTAGTCCTTCTGCCAACATAGTTTTACCAACTCCAGGATCTCCTACCAGCAATACATTAGCCTTGGTACGCTTGGCCATAACTTCTGCTATTTCTTTTAATTCATGATCGCGGCCAATGATAGGATCGATGCGTCCTTCTTTGGCTAATTCATTTAAATTAGTACAAAACTCTTTAAGTATTTCCTCCACCTTTTTTAATTCGCTGGTTGGATGATTTTCATCCATTGCAGTGTGTAGTTTTTTATATAATTGTGCTATGGTAGGACGATCAAGACCATGTAAGGCCATATAATAGGCAGCAAAGCTATTGGTTTCGGCACTAACACTTAATATCAAGTCTACTATTTTAATCCTATCTTGCATGTTAAACAAAATTTGTGTTAGCGCTCTGTTAAACACCCGCTCTAGGCTGTGTGTTTTACGTGGTGGTAGATCAGTGGCTTTAACCAAATGTTGCTGTCGTTCTAGATAATTTTTTAAATCTGCGGTGATATGATCTGCATTTATGTTAACACTTTCCACTTTAGATTTAAAATTAGGATGTGCAAAAATACAAAATACTAAATGTTCTAGCGTAACATATTCATGCTGCATTTGACGAGCCAGTTCACCTGCGGCCACAATAATTTCTTCGATTTCTGAATTAGATCTGATCTGAGAACTCATTGGTTACCCTAAATAAATTTTTGTAATCGAGCGAGCTGTTCACTGGTAATCCTAGTAGGCACATCTAATTCTACGTGCACCAGTAAATCGCCACGTATGGGTTGATTAATATCCCAAAGTCCTTGTTGAGCTATCTTCAACATGGTACCGTGTTGCGTGGATTTAGGAATAGTGATGTTAAATTGTTTGTGATCAAGGCCATGAACAGTTATTTCAGTGCCCATAATGGCATCTATGCAATTTAATTTAACTTGTCGAACTAAATTTATACCATCAATGTGGAATCCTCTGTTATTAATAATAAAAAAATCAACATATAGATCGCCAGGCGGTTGGGTTTTCATACTATGGTCACCGTGGCTTGGACAGCGCATCTGCATTCCAGTTTGTACACCTCTTGGAATGGTAATTTGCACAGTTCTTGTACTACCATCTTGATGCCTTACTTCTATATGTTTTTCTTGTTGTTCTAAGGTGCTTGCTAAATCAACTTCAATTTTTATTCGTAGGTCACGATTTTTCACACTGCGAAAATTACCAAATGGATGATTACCGTGAAAGCCGCGCAGTATGTCATTGATGTCAGGGCCAAAATTAAAACTAAAGTTAAATCCTCCTGGCTGACCACCCATGTTAGCAAAGGCCTGTTGCTGTTCCCATTCGGCACGACGTCCGGGATCGCTTAATGTGCTATAGGCTTCTTGTATTTGCTGGAACTCAGCAGCATTGCCACCACGATCTGGATGATGCTGCATGGCCAATTTCTTGTAGGCTCGGCGAACTTCCTCTTCGCTAGCACCAGCCTCAAGTCCTAAAGTAGAGTAATGATCCTTCATTGTGTATATAGTATAAATGGCGAAAGGTATAGCAAATAATACTATACCTTTCAGGTCTGTGTCAAGCTATTACTTTTTGGCTGGAGGAATATCGTGTGCCTCTAGCTTTTGACGTACTTTGATCTTTTTGCACTCTTGTTCAGGCTTACCATCTTTGCCCATAACTGGCTTGCCATCCTTGACTTTGTCATGGCATACTACTTTGACTTCACCTTTACCGGCTGTGTCGGCACCTGAATTATCTGCTGCCTTAGCTGGTTCGCCAACTTTGGCTCCACTGGCACCAGCTGCTGGTGTGGCTGCGGCTGCTGCTGGTGCTGCACTAGATGCTGTAGCTGCCTTGGCTGGCTTGCCAGGTTCGGCACCTTTAGCAGGTTCAGCTGCCTGTGCTGTGGTCATTGCTAGACCGAACATTAAACTAATCAAAATATTACGCATGGTTTCTCCTTAAATCCATTCCCTTGGTGGTTCTACTGGAGCAGGCTTACCCCCGAATCCAGTGGTTACTTGCCCAAAGCCGCCCTGACTTGGGGCAGATATTTGGGCTGGTGCCCCAAAGCCACCAGCGCCGGCACCAAAATTACCCGCTGGGGCACTACCGAAATTTCCGCCACCGGCCGTAGGAGGTGCTGCGCCTCCGGGAGGCGCAATACCACCATTGTTAGCACCGTTTAATTTCTCTTGTGTACGACCCCAAGCACTTAGTCCTAGCACAGCACCCATGGCCATGTGAAACAAACCAGCACCAGCCAGGGTAAGTGGTTGCCATTGGCGGAAAGCGTCATTGGCTGCTTCTGTTTCCCAAAACTGTACGATAGTGTACATGATAGGAAACACAATAAAGTCAAACACACAAACCATCATGTACATCCAACCCATAGCTGGACGCCACTTCGAGTTCATCCAATCTTCTTGCTTCTTAGCTGAATCTGATTTTCCTTCAGCGGCTACATCTTTTTTTTCTTCTTCGGCCACTTTGGTTGTTCCTTTCTTTTTTGAAAATATGCCCATATCAAAGTCCTAGTACATGCAGGGCGTGTTCATAATGTTTCTTACGATCTTCTAATCCTAGTGTGCCGCCATTGATACGTTTGGTCAAAGTCAGCATGTCGCCTTTATCGGCCCATTGATTAAGATTGTTGGTTTCCCAAAACCAGCAGGCCGATTGTACTGCGCCTTCAAACGTAGCAAGGTAGTGCGGAATATCGTTGATGTCTGTTTCAATGCTGTCAGCAAAGTTTTGATAGTTGTTACGTCCAGTGAGCTGAATTAGTCCACGTCCACAAAACCGCCAGCCATCGCCTGATTCTTCTGATCCATTGCCCATACGATTGGCATAAGCACGATTAGCAATCATTTCTTCATTGCCAGCATAGCGATTGGCAATATCCATGTTAGGAAAATACTTGGGCCAAACTTTAACCAAGCTGGCAGCACGATATTTAAGATTCTCTTTGAGAAATTTAAATCCACCACTTTCGTGAGCACATTGTGCTACAAAAGCAGCCACACGCTGCGGACTATTAATGTCATAATCGGGTAAACAGCGACGCATAGCGTCATGCCAGTAATCTATATAAGGATTACCCTTAATTAATTGTGCCAACTGATCACGAGTTAGGATAAATTCGTCGCTCATTATCTCCCTTTCTTTTTGACTTCATCATAAATTTCTTTTTGTTTCTTGTACCAGTCATTCCACCCATCGTTCTTTAGGCTGCACTGATAGTACAAGGTATAGTTGTTGACCACTGCTTTAAGCAAGTCTGTGACGGCAACTTGGTCACCTTCGATTTGTTTAAGGTCAGGGCATTTTTCTGTTAACTCTTTAATGGGTTCAGGGAACTCAGGCATGACTGGTAAAAGTTTTGTCATCATACCACAACCGCTTAAGGCAGCAGCTACAAGGAGTATAGCAATGATTCTCATTTCTTTTCTCCTTTAGTAGCAGCAGGATTCTTTGCAGCTTCATTGTGTACATCAATTAAAGGCTTAGGTAATGCACATTCTTGTGAAGTCATTTTGCGTAATTGTGCTAGCTCATCTTCGTATTTCTTACGCTGTTCCTCACTCATGTCCTTGGTCACTTCCTTGACTCGTTCAGGTCCGGGTACTTCCACTATTTTGTCAATTTCTTTGACAATGGTTTCTCCGCGCTTGACTATGACTTTTTCTTTTTCTACAATTTCAGTTTGAATCTGGCTGTTGGCTTGTCGGGCCTTTTCCTCAGCAGCCTTTACAGCTTCTTGTAACTTGGCTATTTCTTCCAACCATTTTTGTTCATTGGCTAGGCCACCTTCGGTCCATATACAGAAAGAAAATAGTAAGGCGCTGAAAACCCCAATGGGTAGTCTATATGGTATGATCCTAATCATAGCTGTGGCAATTAGTACTACAAAGCTGACTAAAGTCAGCAGGTGCCACAGTATGTCAGGAAAGAAATCAATGATATAGAAAAGTTGCCACATTATTGAACTGCCTCCTTGAGTTTAACGGATACCGGCTGCGATCCTTAAACTTTCTGTAAAATCATTTTTAGGTGCACGAGTTTCTACTCGAACCCCGGCTGCTGTTTTTAAACTGTCAATGCTGTTTTTTAAATTTCTATGTGCTGCTTCATAGGCTTCAGGCGACCAAGATATTATTTTACTCATGTCTTCTTTGGTAAGATGTCCTTCGGCATAGGGTTTATGATTGACTATGGTCCAATCTTCTAGCTTGATCGCTGTTAGATTTTCCAGGTCCTGAAACATTAATATTAATTTGTCCAATAATTCCTGCTCTCGATCGGCTTCAACAAAAACCAAGTAACTACCATCATCAAGTTCGCCGGAGCTGGCATCAGCATCCAGAACCCAATCATAACCTTTCTCCATAAAACTAACCAAATCTAGTGCCGGGTCGGATCCTTGTACTTTAAAAGTTAATACCATTACTGCACTATCGCTGCCTATTTTGCTACGATATTCATCAATAGTAACACGAGGATCTACTAGTCTACGTAGATCGTCTGCTTCTAATCCCTCATTGAGGAATGTTTGGGATAGCTGGTGCATTTGTTTGTTCTTTGTCTTGCTTGTAAACGTCGTCATCTAAGCCTACTTCGTAGCTTTGTTCTATGTCTTCTAGATCGATTTTTTCGCTTTCTAGTTCTATACTGCCTCTATGTATATCCCGCATGAGCTGTTTAGGCATGACAATTTCCACTAACCACACTGGTTTTTTAACCATTTTAGGCATGTGAGTACCGTCGCGAAAGTCATCGGGATCATCAACTGTGACTGGATAACTTAGTTGGGTCTTTTTGTACCGTATACTGCAATTGTAATCAAGTAAACGCTCTGCACCACGCGGGTCGGGCATAAATTTGTATGGCCACATGAACGTACAGGTCACAAAATACTTTTCGTAAATAGGACCTTCTGCTAGTTCGCCTTTTATCCAGTTTGAAAAAACAAAAACATCTAGCTCATCCATAACACGTTCAAAGTCCATCAAGGTCTCTAATCCGCTATCGGTCATATAGAGATTTTTTGTATTGTCAATGATGTCTTTAACGTCGGTGGTCATTGGTAAACTCTTTTATATATTTAGTTTTATTTAGTAAACCAACCCAGGTAGCAGCATCTAGTACGACATATTTCAGCTAGCCTAATACTTATCTCGCCAAATTAAAAGTAATCTGCTAGTAAAAAATATAGAATTTGGTCTGTAAATATGGTTGTGTACAATCCGGTACATAATGTTCGAGGTCATATAAATTAACACTTTAGGAGAATCAGACTTGTCAGCAAAACGTCGAGCTCAACAGAGCCGCGAGCGTCGCTTTGATGCGACCAATGTGGTTGGAATCACGGACTATGTTCAACAGCGCAGCAAACAGGTAGTGCTACTACCTAAAACACTCAAACAGGAAGAATATATCGATTACCTACAAGACCCTAAACGCATGATAGTGTTTGCCACCGGACCGGCAGGCACAGGAAAAACCATGTTAGCTGTTATGGCTGCTATTCGAGCACTTAAAGAACGACGGATAAATCGAATAGTTATTACTCGTCCAGCAGTGGGCGTAGACAACGAACAACATGGATTCTTACCCGGTGATTTAACAGCCAAAATGGCACCTTGGACTCGTCCAATCATGGATGTAGTAGCCGAGTACTACACAACTCGCGATATCGCTAATATGCTAGATGAACAAATTATAGAGATAGCTCCACTGGCATATATGAGAGGCAGAAACTTTAGGCACGCTTGGGTCATATTCGACGAAGCGCAGAATGCCACCCAGAATCAAATGAAAATGGTTCTCACACGCCTAGGCGAAGGTAGCAGACTCACAGTAACCGGTGATCTACAGCAATTGGATCGCAGATTCGCCGACGATAATGGCCTGCGTGACTTCATGGACCGATTACGGACCAGCAACAGCGATCGTATAGTCAGTGTGGATTTTGGTGTGCGCGATGTACAGCGTCATCCAGTGGTAACGGAGGTGCTGAAACTATACAGAGAACTCTAAATAGCACGACCTAAGGTATCCTTGAGGAAGCGATCCAGGTCGTCTTCCCAGGGCTGCCCACATAGTCTAGCATGATGTATGTGTGCTAGTTGTTCAAGAAACTCGTCGGGCAGTCCTTGCTGATAAGCGTCACGATGTTTTAGTTCTTCTACTAGATCTTCTGTGGTGAAATCATCTAGATTAACTTCTACCTCTACTGTAGTATAGGGCATTTTAAATTCCTAAGTTAGGAGGATCGTGGTCCCTACAACGGTGCCACTTGGGTAATAATAAATTAAAAAAGCGTCCTAGCCAACCAATATGGGCTCCACACTGCTGGCAGCACCAGCTGGGAAATTTTTTCATTTGACAGTTCCTGATTATCGACCACGATTACGTATCCAATTTTCCAGTGCTTCCACTGTGCTTTCTAGCCTGCGATTCCGACTTTCCAGATATTCCATTCGTTGATGCAGAGCTGTGATCTGAATTTCCATACGCTCAATGTTTTCCCGTGTTAAGCGCAGTTCTTTAACCTGTCCTAGTAGTGTTGGCGGCGGTGGCAGATTAGGATCACGCTCACGCTTTTTTTTCTGTTTTAATGATTTAACAAACGCAGGGTTCATCAAGTATTTATAGTGGGTTGAGCAGCAACATCAGGATATAGTTTAGTGGCTAGTTCTTCGGTATACTTAGGATAATTTTTCTTGTAGTACTCAAATAATTCATCGAAACTTTTTCCTGAATCCCATGAATTTTTTACCACAGTTTTTTTGCCTAGATCGAGTATAACTTTAGCCATACTATGATCTCGGTTACGCAGCCGCGTGGTCATTTGCACTTGTTCGTCCCAACTAAGATTGCCTTCTTGCTTCATCCAACCCGGAATTTGTGTACGTACTCTTGGGTTGTTAGGACGTTGATAATAATAAGCTACCAAATATAAATTTCTCATGATTTTCCAATGCTACAAAGTTCAATTAACATAGCTGCAATGTTGATTTCTGGATCAGCACAGCTAGCATGATTAACATAACTACGTCTGATAATCAAGATAGCTTCGTCTTGGCCTTCTTCGATGTCACTCCAAAGATCTAGATTATCATAGCTCCATCGAAATAGTTCTTCCATTTCGTTAGGGTTAGCTTCTGCACAGATCAATTGCCTGGCTTCTTTATAACGACGATGTTTAAATAGTTCAACAGCTCGTACTCGATAGTCTGCGGTGCCAGTGGCTGCTACCATGATTAATCGACCGGTAGTGCTATTTGCCTGTAACTGCATAAGACATTTACGCAGGTCAGGATAGCAACTACGAACATAATTATCTAATGTGTCTAAATCAAAATCAATATTTTCATTAACTAAGACTGTGGCTGCTCGGGCTGTGTATTCAGTCTGATCAGTTTTGTCTATCTTGATTTCGTGACACCTACTGCGTAATGGCTGTAGAATCTTGTGAGGAAAATTACAGGTCATGATAAATCTAACTGAATCACTGTATTCTTCCATGAGATTACGCATGGCTGGCTGCACTGATTCTTTATTAAGATAGTCAGCTTCGTCAATTAATATAACCTTAAATGAGCCAAAAGGCATGGTTTGACAAAAACCCTCTACCTTTTCACGAAGCCAATCAATTTTACGTCCTTCTTGACTACCATTTACATACAGTATGTCAAGATCATTGATGTCGAGATTTCGGATCAATAATTTAGCCAGTGTGGTTTTGCCTGTACCACTGGGCCCATGCAGCATGAGATGGGGAAAATTACCAGTGTTGATCCAGTGCACTACTTGTTCCCGAGTGTCCTCGTTAACAAATACGTAGTCATCTACTTTACTAGGACGATACTTCTCAACCCATAATTGATTAGCCAACATGCAGTGTTCCTTGTAGTGTGTCTAGATTTATTATACACTAAGACCTTAGACTTTGTCACTGAGAGTTTCGTCCAAAGGTTGGGTGTCACTGACTAAAAGGATATCATTGTTGTCTACTCTGCGTACCACATGAGTACCGTCACTGTTTTCTATGGTGATGCCCCTGGTCCAGCGTCCATGTGCCACCAAAATCCATTGGCCGATCTTGACATCTTGTTGTTCTGGGCCAATGGCAAACACTTGTCCCCAACGTGGTCTAATTCCACTGTTTTTGCCATCATCTACTGGAATAATGATTCCAGAACCACTAATACGTTCGTTAAAACTCATTTCGGTAATCAATACCGAATCGTGTAGAGCTCGTAATTGACTGATTTTATTGATAAAAATGCCACTCATTTATTTTGTTCCTTCTGAGTCCTCTAGGGCTTGTTGATGATTACGTATTACTTGATCAGCTAAATTGCCACGTAGATTGCGTCGCTGTGTTTCTGCAGCCACACTTTGGGCATGCAATTGTGCTTCGTCCAGCGCAGGTTTTTTGGTTTCGGGCATCATCACCGGAGTGCGTAAACGATAATAATCGTTCATAACTTCGTTACGACTTTTTACCACTTGCCCGCCATGTCCTAATTCATCACCTCGTGCATTGACTTTCATGTTACCTACAGCAATGGTTTCTTCATTGCTTAAACGCAGTCGATCCATGTCAATAGCCTTGCCCATGGCTGTTCTGTACATTTTACTCATAGCTAGTCCTTTAAAAATTCTTTGATTGACAAATCATAGTACATTGAGTCAATCCTGTGAACACCCAACAGAAACAGTGCGTAACTGGCCACACTGCTGCCGCGTCCTACTCCCCAAACTATGTTGTTGGTTCGCATGGTGTCTACTAGATATTTAAGATAACACAGCAAAGGAAACAGATTTCGTTCTTGAAACAATAATAATTCTTCGCCTATACGCTGTAACTGTTCTTGTGTAGTGCATTGATCTAGTAACCAAGCAGCAATATCGAGATTCTTGTATTCATCAGGCATGTACCAACGACGTTGGTTCAGACTATCAAATTCTTCTAGAGTGCATTGTAATGGTTGATAAGCGGATAACAAATCAAAGTCTAGGTGCAAAGACTTAACGCTATTATTATATTGTTCTGGATCCTCGACAAAATAGTCTGCTAGACTAAGGTCAGGTTGTTGATACAGCAAGTTGACTAAATCTTTGCTGGCAATTTTAGGCCTACCATACTGATCATAATTCATTTTATGTCAATGATATTTTTAAAATTAGGATTTTTATTACTAGTGTCGTCTAGAATCTTTTGATGTCTACGAGATATCTCAGATCTATAATCGTCTAGCAGCATGACCATCTGACTTAACACACTGCCACTGCCTGATCTACTAGCCATGATGTATCGCTGTGTTAATTCGTTGTATTTTTTGTTGAGTTCGTCGAGACTAAGACCGCTGAGGTCCGGAGCCAATGGATGCATTATAAATCTCCTTGTTGCCGATTTTCACTATAGTAAACTGAAAATTCCTGCCCAGGATAGCGTGAACGAAGTTTATTTACATTTTCAGCTATGACATGATTTGGATCTAGACCGAGAGCAGAACACATATTAGTCCAATACCAAATAATATCTCCTAATTCTCGCATCATATGAAAATGCGTTTCCGCTGAGAGTGGTTTGCCTTGAAACACCATTTTCTTTACAATTTCCATGAGTTCGCCGCTTTCTGAGCATAGTCCCATGGCACCAGTTAACATCAATGGCACGTTTACATCGGGCCCGTGTTGGTTGTTGACAAAATCATAATTACCATCAATGACATCTAGTCGATTCATGAAGGTAGTAAGGTCTTTACTGGGCTCGCTTGTTACTGTACGAACGAATTCCGAATATGCTTTAAAATCGATTTGTGCCATGTTGATCTCCAATGGCCTTTAGTATAACGTAATCATTGGTACAGAGTCAACCTTGACTGCTGTCTAATTTGTCTTGTAGATCTTTAACCGTTTGTTCCAAAGTTTGGATTTTTTCTTCCAGAGTTTTAATGCACTCAACAAATACTCCTGCTAGGTTGGCGTACTCGAGTGTTTTATAACCTTTGCTGTTTTCATGAACTAATTCTGGTAATACACGTTCTACGTCTTGTGCAATTAGTCCAATGCTGTCTTGTTGGTTGTCTTTAAATCTAAAACTTACACCGTTTAGGGTTCTGTTAATAGCTAAGGCATTACTGATTACTTCTACATTTTCTTTTAGGCGTATGTCGCTGCTCAGAGTACCGACTACACTGATAACACCATTGTTAATTGCAATGGTATCACCATCTATTTTCACGCCGCCTAACACAGTGGTACTAGCCACTGGCAGAGTCAATGATCCGGTCCCTGCTCCTGTGCCGCCTGTGCCGGCAAATTCAGCTAGTCCTGACACTGGCATTATCCAGTAATTTTGTCCGTTATTGACACTAAGAAATTCTATTAGATAATGGCCTACACTAGGAAAGGTTATTTCTCTATTAGAGATGTAATTAGCATTAGTGCCGTATAACACAGTGCCCGGTAATCCCATTTTATGATCAACGTGAGTACAGGTGATCCAGACTATTACTCTGCCGATTTGTGCACCAGGTGGAAAATTGCTAAAAGCGATCACAAATGGTGCTGTGGTGGCAATTTTTTGGAAATTGCCATTGGCATAATTCAGATTGAACACATAGTTGATATAACCATTGTCGTAGAAGGTTTCTGAAAAACTTTTCAACTGTGCTCGAGTGATGCGGTTGTAACTGAGATCATTGTCAAAGGTCACACCATCGACAGCACTTTTTAACATGCTATTATCACGCAGTTCTGATAATTCTGTAGCAGCTCGGCTAAGAGCACTTTTAATAGCTGCAAAATTATCACGAAATCCTTGGCTGGGATTGTTTTGGCCAGCCAAAGGAAAACTGGAATTGATATTGCTGGGATTAACCAGACTGTCTGACATTAGTTAATTGCTCCTACCATTGGAAACTTTAAGTATTTATCGCCCACTTCGGGGTCAGCGTAACTGTCTTGATTTTCTATAATGGAAGTGGTACCACTGTCAAACACACAGGTATTACTGTCAAACTCGGTTAATTGTGTAGGAATCCATAAATTAGTGTCAGCATTGTAGTTTTTGCTTAGTCTATTTTCAAGTTGATATCTTTCATACTCGAATCTAAACCAATTAAATTTCACGTTCCTGAGATTGTAAGCAATTGTACTGGCTCCACCAGGACGGCAATAAGCTAATACTATAGCTGGCATGAAACCAATTGGGGCAGTAAATAGCCCAGGTTCACCGGGTATAGGTTGTACACTGCTCATCCAAGCAGGTACTAAACCTGGATTATAATAGCCTATAAAACTACGTATACGCTCGCGCATGTTTTCCAATGCGTTTGGTCTCAGGGTATAGTAGGTTTGCCCATTGGCAATATAGTAATTAATAATGTAGGGCCTGAGATCAATGGTGTTAGGCTCAGGCTTTGGCAATCCTGTAACAGGATCTCTTCCAAGCAGATCATCTTGTATGGTAAGATAAACCACTTCGTAGCGTACTTTAAGATCTTGGTCTACTGCAACCGCTGTGCGTAGTTGATCAAACAAATGCGTTTTAAAATAATGATTATATTCTAATGCTGTCTGATAAGTAGCTGGTGTTCTAATATTTACACCAGGGGCAGCAATGAATCGCATGTACCGCTGCTTGCCCCACCAAGGGTCAGTGATTCTATAAATTAAATGATCTGGGAACATGTCTTGATCATCTAGCAATCTATTAAGTTCGCGACGTTCAGCTACAGAACTAAAATGTCGAATCCATAGTATGTCCGAAGGCCTTGCATTAATTCTACGAACTTGTAGGCTGAAACTGCGTTCTGTAAAACTCCAATCACAGGCGGTACTGGCTCTAACAGAAAAATTATAGATATTGTTTACTGGTAAATTCACAGGGTCATCTTCGTAGCATTTAAAACTGTATCGACCACTGATCAGCCCGTCGGCTCGCAGCATAATCCCTTGTGGTAATCTACTTAGAGAAAATGGTTTTAACTTATAACTAATAGGCCTATTGCCAGTAGCTGCTACTGCTTGTTCACTGACGCTGCCATTTTCAACTATACCAAGATTGGGTTCAGTGATCCAAGACAGTTGTTCATGTGTGCTGTCAATGATCAAATAATAGTATTGATTACTGTCAATATTAAGATAAGGTCTATTAATTTCAAACCAATTATCAGCGGCTACAGTTTGGTCATATAAGTCAGTGTCCCAATTGGACATATCAAAATATATACTACTAGGTATACGTAAATAGACCACTCGCATGGTGTGTGAACGCAAAATTGGTCCAACACCATCACTTAACTCAATGGTCCATTGATAATCTTCTTGTTGTGCCTGACTCAGGTATCTGCGTAACCAGGTAAACCAACTGGCTTCGCTGAGACTAGGTAAATTTGGTGCATCGGATTTGATAAATTGTTCTCTACCAAAAGGCAAAAATGCTCGATCGGTGTTGATACTCAGCAGACCCAAATTTGAAAAGGTGCTATTAGGTGGTATTTGTCCTTGTCCTATGCGCCATATTATATTATTGCCGCTGTCGACTTCTCCGACTGTGATCTGATATCTTATATCAGTTCTGCTGATTGGTGCATCAGTCTGATCAAATAAACTTTGGTCCCATGGATCACAGTCAAAAGGCATGTCAGCCAGCAAGCTACCAAATCTAATGCTGTCGCTGAGTACAGCAGTTTCTGGCAAATACATACCACAACCACCGACCACGCTGAAATTAAATATTCTGGCAGAGGTTGATGCGTCGCTGCCAGTGGCTGTAACTGTAAAACTAAAATTATAGATAGATTGGCTAGTGGAATAATTTCCGAGCACAGGAATGCCATAAAAGGTACCACTGCTAGTGGCAAACCCCATGCCTGTGGGCAAAGTTCCACTGGTAATGGCATAAGTGACAGCATTTTCTGCTGTCACCTTTTTACTAACATATGCGTTTAACTCAACACAACCTAAATTACCTGGCGGGGTAATCCATACAGGAGTAGTCATTATTGGCCATTTTACCCTTTAATGTTATATTTATGGGTAAAATGGCTCTTAGTGTTACCTACGCATGTGAGCAGCGTCCACAGCAGCCTGTTCGTTAAACACTGGTTGTAGGCAGCTCTTGTGTAAGATAGTGACGCCTAACATCTTGTCGCCAGTGTAGACAGGAATGTCTTTCTTAGCAGCCACACCAATGCCACTGTCACGGCTGGGTATATAGGGAGTTTCGCGCCCTGGCGGCGGTGCCAACTTAGGAACGCTACGAGTCAATGGACGTGACTGTACAGGTTTGGTCATAGTACGCTCCTTGAGAGTTTGCCATTCAGCTGTGAGCTGTTCATGCTGACGTTTTTGTTCGGCACTGGCCCACTTAAACTTGGCACGCCGACGACCAGTAGTAGATAACCAGGGGCCCTCCATATGCATGCTCATAGCTGTCTCCAAATTGTGTAGTCAATGTTGAGTATACAGCATTATTTTGCCTGTGTCAACCTGTTGTGTGCCTGCAACATGGCACTAAATAACGTGTAAGGAGCTCAACAATGGCGAAAACTCAAGTAAATCCTAACAGAAAAACACTCGTTAAGCGTACCAGCCAAGGCGGATCTCGTCCCAAAACCAGTTCCATGAACAAGCATCGACGCCGTAGCTACAAGCCAAGCCGAGGACAAGGCCGATGAATGACCGAAATCTTATACACTCTGATTATGACGCATATTACCATTGTTGCGGTAACCCTATACCTGCACCGTGGTCAGTCCCACCGTGGGATCATTTTCCGCCCCATATTGAGCCACACTATGAGGTTGTGGTTATGGCTGACTACTGGTATGGTTACAAGAGAGTGGGTAGCAGTACACAGACTGCATCATAGACATGCAGATCAACCGGGAGACCCTCATAGTCCTCATGTCTACGGTATCAGGCGTGTGTTGTTTGGCGGCGTACTTTTGTATTCAGCAGCCGCCCGCGATCAGGCTATGGTAGCGCAATATGGCGCAGGCACACCAGATGATTGGATGGAACGCAACGTCTACAGCAGGTATTCGCTACTAGGTGTTATGTTGTTGTTGATCTTTAACACCTGGCTGTTTCATGGCTGGGGCATAGTGATTTGGTTAATACAGATGGCCTGGATACCATTTTGGGCAGCTGGCGTGATCAATGGCCTAGGACATTGGATAGGGTATAGAAATGGCGAAACTAGAGATCGCAGTCGTAATATTGTGCCTTGGGGCATTTGGATTGGTGGCGAAGAATGTCACTCCAACCATCATTTAGATCCATCTAATCCCAAGTTTAGTCTAAAGTGGTGGGAATTTGATATAGGATATGCTTACCTCAAGATGTTTTGTTGGCTGCGACTGGCCCAGATAAGGTAAATACTGTACTATGAGAGCTCGCGAATTTGTTATTAATGTGCCTATTACCATCAAGATCAACGGTGATGGTGACCCAGAAGTTACCAATGAGCCACAAGGGGATGAGCCAGAGTTAGATACCATGGTGCCTCCATTGCAGCAGAAACTCGAGCTACAGAAACGCAGTGCAGGCTTACCCAACGTTTTTGACGACCAAGACGACGAAGACGAACCCTTGGGCTAAGGTGCCCGGATGAGCTTCACGCAAGACTTATTCACCAGTAGACGCAACTACGCAGACGGTAGTACTCGCATAGGCGAGTTGGGACGTCTTTGGTATGATCCTGTAACCAATACACTTAGAGTCAGCGACGGCTCCACACCTGGCGGTATCATTGTTCTGGGTGGTGGAGGCGGTGGTGGCAGTGGCAATTTCACCTATGGACCCACTGCACCTGCCAATCCCACAGTAGGTGATCGTTGGTTAGACAGCATCAACATGCGTATGCTGGTCTATATCAACGACGGCGATTCCGGACAGTGGATCGAAGTGGTCAACAGCAGTTTTTTGGGCATCTTGGTACTGCCTACCATAGTGATCAATGCACCTACCTATGTGATTGGTGACAACGATCAATATGTGGGCGTGAACTATGCAGGTCCAGTTACTATCACACTGCCAGCCTCGACCGCAGTAGGCAGGATCATCTATATCAAGGACGAATCTGGTAACTGTGCTAGCTATCCTATCACTGTCACAGGCACAGTAGACAACGATGCAGGAGGATTTATACTGGCACAGAACAACGGTGGTATTCAGCTGCTGTACAGCAATGGTTGGAGAATTGTATGACATATTTGTTTTCCGGAAACACACAGGTTACCAACGAAGTAGAAATTAAAAACGACACAGGTAACCCTATTCCTGTGACCATGAGCAGCAGCTCGAGTACCATCAGCTTTGCGCCTACCAATCTTGATGCATTTGGTCGACTACGAATCAGTGACCCATTTACTTTATTTGACAGTTTTCACAGATATCAAGACAATGGCAAGATCACAGAGTATACCGCAGGCACAGCCTCTAGCACACACGATGCCAATGCTGGTTGTATTGTGATGACCGTGGGATCAGCTTCTGGTGATCGTATCTATAGAGAAAGCGCCAAGACTTTTGCCTATCAACCTGGTAAAAGTTTATTAATATTGCAAACATTTTGCATGGCGCCTGCACAGACCAATCTGCGTCAACGACAAGGCTATTTTGACACAGCTAATGGCATATTCATAGAACAAGCTGGTGCTAGTCTTTATCTAGTTCGACGTACCAGTACTTCGGGCACAGTGCAAGAAACTCGTGTGGCACAAAACTCCTGGAATCAAGATACTTTAACTGGTACCGGTGCCAGTGGCTATACACTGGATATCACACGCACACAGATATTCTGGATGGACATAGAATGGTTAGGCGTAGGCACTGTGCGAGCAGGATTTGTCATCGACGGTAAATTTGTGCACGTACACTCATTTCATCATGCCAACATATTGACTGTGCCTTATATGACCACTGCTTGCTTGCCGGTTCGAGTAGAACTGGAAAACACTGGTGCAACCACTGGTGCCAGCTATCGTGTAATTTGTACCAGTGTGATTTCAGAAGGTGGCTATGAACTACGTGGTAGGTCATTTAATGTCAGCCATCCTATAGCTAGTCCTTATAGATTAACCAACAGTAATACCCTTTATCCTATATTGAGTATTCGTCTCAAGGCAGATCGCGCCGGCGCTATTGTGCTGCCCAGAGCACACAGTCTAGGTGTGACCAATGCAGCCAATTTCAGATATCATATTATCACTGGTGCTACCACATCAGGTGGCACCTGGGTATCAGCAGGCACCAACAGCAGTGTGGAATACAAATTAAATCCCACCAGTTACACTGGGGGTACCATACTGACCACTGCTTATATTATCAGCAGCAATCAGGCCAGTTCGTCGCCTAGTGCTGAAGAATTTCCATTTAAGTATCAACTGGAACGCAATACTTTCACTAATACCATGTATGAGTTTACCATTGTGATCGAAGGCAGTGGCAACAACCTAGATGTATTTGGGCATATTAATTGGGAAGAAGTTACTTAGGATTGCAGATTGGGCGTATGCCATTCATGGTAATGCCCAGCTTTTGCCAGTCATCAACATTGCCTATAATAAAATAAGGCCAGAACCACGAAGTTACCCATAGACTCACATAAGCATCTACGAGCTTATTGGGAATTTCTAGTGGGTCGGTCAAGTTGTTGTACATCTTCTCCCGATGCCATAATACAAGCACCTCGTTCAGTATAACCAATCAAGGTCCATGTGCCTGTTTCAGTATTTATTAACATGGCCATTCTACCGGCCTTGCCCATCTTACCTGTCAGCACCGGGCGTTCTTCGAACTCTTTTAGAAAGTCAATTACTTGAGCTTGATCAGCACAAGCTATTTTCCAATCAACTTCGCGTACATTACGGGGATTCGATTGTGCCCCGGCTGCACTAGCAAATAATGCAACAGCAAAGGCTATAAGTGTTTTCATCAAGTATTTATAGTAGGCACCAGATTATCTCTAAAAATTCGCCATGCTTCTAGCCAGGACCAGCGTTGACTACCTTGAAATACATCATATCGGCTCAATGTTAAACATTCGGTTATGGCCTGCTTGAGATCATCTCGCAAGTATCCGGTTATGCCATGATCTACTACATCCTGTGGTCCTTGAACTGGATACGCTGCCACTGGTGTACCGCAGGCCATGGATTCTATCATGACTATGCCAAATGTTTCCCAGCGAGACGGGAACACAAAAACATCTGCTTGAGCATAATAGTGTGCTAGTTCTCGACCTTGTTTGAAGCCAACAAATTCCACATCGGGATATTTTGCTTGTAATTCTTCACGATAAGGACCGTCGCCTACCATGATTTTCCTAGCACCATAGTAATCTAAGCCACAAAAATCATCTAAGTTTTTTTCTCGACTCACACGACTAACACACAATAACACAAGTCTACTGCGACGGTCCGGCAGTTCAGGGTGAAATATTTCACGATCTACTCCTCGTGTCCAAGGAACAATATCGCCGCGTAGGCCATGGTCCTTTAATTGCTTTACCATTGATTCTGTTGTGGTCAACACTCGACCTGTATGTTTGTGAAACCATTTTATGTAACGCCAAGTAATGGATTCAGGAATTCCCACAAGAGTTTCCAATCCTTCAGGAAACTTAGTGTGATAAGCAGTATTGTACCTAAGATTATGTTTTGTAAGATAAGCTCTAGCCCACAGACCCACAGGACCTTCTGTTTGGATGTGTATATAATCCGGAGATATCTCCTCAATCTTTTGTCCCATTTTCCTGGGTAGGGCAAGTTTGACTTCGTTATATTTAGGGCAATCAACATAGCTGAACTGCCCGGGATGAATAGTATGAACACTATAACCATCGCGAATCGCCAAAGCTTCAATATTTTTGTAGGTAGTGACAACACCGTTGATCTGTGAAGGCAGATTATCTGTTACCATTAATATTTTTTTGCTCACATCTTCCCTCTACTCTAAACCATGGAAACTTGACCCATGAGGTCATTGATTGTAAAGCCAGTTCACAACTGACTTGATCTCTAAACTGTAATTGTATGCGTCCGGGAACATCCGAGGCGTCATACATGTTAACCACTATGAGGAACAGTACCCACATAGGTGTCCTTTGTCCAGGGCCATGTCACAATTTCCCAGCGACCGTCGTGATGTTCAACCAAGGCGGTACAACTTTCTACCCAGTCTCCATCATTCATATATCGTATGCCGTTGATGACTTTGATTTCCGCACGATGGATATGACCACAAATAACTCCATCAAAGCCACGCCTGCGGCAATAATCACTAAGATTATTCTCAAATCTAAACATAAAGTCCACGGCACGCTTGACACGCTGTTTGAGATACTGACTAAGGCTCCAATACCCGAACCCAAGGCGATTACGAATACGATTAAAGGTAGAATTAAGCGAGATAAGCACATCATAGGCACGATCTCCTAAAAAACTGATCCATGGTGCCAGTCTGGTAATGCCATCAAATAAGTCACCGTGTACCACAAGATATCTTAAACCGTCTTGTCCTAGATGTTCTGCTTGATTGGCTATTTTGATTCGCCCGAATGTGACACCATATGGTATCATGGGTCTTAGAAATTCATCGTGATTGCCGGCAATATAAATCACTTCGGTGCCGCGTTTGGCATGGCTTAAAATCCTACGCACAACATTAGAATGGGCCTGTCGCCAAGCCCATTTGTTTTGCTGGATTTTCCAACCGTCTACTATATCGCCTATAAGATATAACTTGGTGGCAGTATTGTATTTTAGAAAGTTGTCAAGCTGGTCTGCTCGACAACCCTTACTCCCCAGGTGAGTATCCGATATAAAGATGGTGCGATAATCCATTCCATGATCCTGTATCCTTACGCAGCAATTTTATCAACGGTGGCTGCCTGATCTTCTGCGAAACGATAAGGCTCAACATCATCGCTAATTGGACTACCTTCTACTTCTTCTGTGTCTTCACGCACAGTTTCAACATGTAGATAAACGCTATCAAATTGCTCCAGGCTATGAATCAATGTTTTGACATTTTCTAACACGGCCAATTGATCATAATATTGATCGTCATCTAGTTCTACTGCTACATCTAAATTAAAAACACGCATTTCAAGTTTCATTGTGTGCCCCTTGACAGTTATGTAGAACTTTTGATTCTACATAACTATTTACCATTATATGCGTATTTAATTATTACAGAATTATTACATTAGTCTAATTTACCATCGCAGTGTGGACAACGTCTAGTATCTTTACGGTGTTGTTTGAGTACACCTTCCCACTCTTTGATTTCTTTAATTATACCTTTTAGAGTTCTACGACAGCGGATGGGTTTGTCTTTGTCTAACTCATCCTTAAGTCTTTTTCTTAATTGATTTACCCGTTGTTCGAATACTGCTAAAAATCCACCCGCTGCGTCACCCATTGATTACTCCTAGTGTTTGATTTGGCTCCAAACACGACTACGAATATCAGCCTGTAACTTATCTGGTAAATGAACATAGTCAAGTTCTGCGCTTAACTTAGCACCGTTCTTGAATGCCCAATCAAAAAACTTGACGACTTCTTGGCTGGCTCGCTTGTCTGCTGGTTCCCGATACATAATTATAAACGAAGCAGTAGTCACAGGCCAAGTATCCTTGCCGCCCTGATTTACAATACTCAAGCCCATTCCTGGAACTGAGAACCAATCTGCTCCCGCTGCGGCTGCTGCGAAAGTTGCATCATCAGGGGCAACAAAGTTACCAGCCTTGTTTTGTAGCAACATGTAATTCATTAAATTCTTTTTAACATAAGCATATTCAACATAACCTATGCTGCCTTTAATCCTATTTACATTGGCAGCAACACCTTCGTTACCTTTGCCGCCAACCGAACTAGTAGCAGGCCATTTTACAGCAGCACCACGGCCCACACGCTTTTCCCACTCTGGGCTGATCACAGTCAAGTAGTCAGTCCAATTAAATGTGGTGCCAGAACCATCAGCACGATGAACCACGGTGATATTTTGGTCGGGTAGTTTCTTACCTGGATTTAGTGCTTGTAGTTTTGGGTCGTTCCACTTAGTGATGTCGCCCATAAACACTTCGGCAAGCACAGGTCCTGTGATGCGAAGTTCACCTGGCTTGAACCCTTCAAGATTGATGACAGGCACTGTGCCACCAATGATGGCAGGGAATTGAACTTGTCCAAGTTTGTCAAGATCTTCTCCTTTTACTGGAGCATCCGACGCTCCGAATGTCACAGTCTTATTATTGATTTGACGGATACCACCTGAACTACCAATACTTTGATAGTTTAGTGTATTGCCTGTGGCCTTATTGTATGCTTCGGCCCATTTGGCGTATATGGGATAGGGAAATGTAGCACCAGCCCCTGTGATCTCTGCTGCTTGTGTGATCGTTGCGAATAGAGCAGTCGCAACGGCTGCGATTAGTCGTTTCATTAAATTTTCCTTATGTGTGTTAGAGTAGGGGACCAAAGTCCCCTACTATTTTATACGCCTATTAGCCCGCCGTCAACCTTTGTGATTACCAAGGTAGCAGAACGAGGACGACCTGTTACACCATAACCTGCGTTACCAGGCCATTGGCTTTCAGGTGCTGTGCCTGACCAAAAGGCTGCTGTGGTATTTTCGCCAGGATGTTGAACATTGACAAATATGGTTCTACCATCTGCGGATTCAGCAATACCGGTTATTTCACAACCTGCTGGACCTGTTAAGAATCTACGCAACTTTGTTTCACCTAATTCGGCACCAACAAATGTTGCCTGATCTTTAGTAGCACCACTTAAGGTATTGGTAATTGTTACAGCCTTACCATCACCAACTTGTCCTGGAATAGCAACTAATAACATACAATGAACTTCATCTGTGTAAGCACCGTCATCGGTTTGAATCCAGCATAGACCAGTGGCCTTGCTGAACCATAAACCGTCTGGGCTACTGAATGAGTTTTTAGCAGTGAGTTTACTGATGTTACTGGCAGCGTTATCTTCTTCAGAACCGAATAAGAAAATATCAAACTGGAATGTTAGTCCTGTTGAACTTTCCTTAAAACGAATAATATGTCCGTTAGGATTGCCTGAACCCATTCTTCCATCTGGATCAGCATAACTTCTTGGGTTGGCTGCGTCAGTAGTATTTGGATTTCTGTTTGTAGAATTATTATTTGTAAGTGCGAAATAAATCTCGCCATTGGCAGGATTCACAGCACCCCACTCAGGACGATCCATTTTTGTAGCACCTACAGCATCAGCCGCCAATCTTGTAAACACATAAATTTCCGCTTGATTGTTAAACTTGAATGTAGCATAGTTAGCAATAGCAGGATTAGTGATTGAAAGTTCTAACCACATGCCTGTGCCATCAGCAGCAAACTTGGCCACATATAATTTACCATCGTTTAGATACTTGTCGCCAGCAGCAGTGCCGCCACCGAAATCAGCAGGATCCCAAGTTTTTGTGCTCACCCACTTGTAAATATACTCATTACGACTGTCACAGCCCATGTAAAATGTCACTGGCTTGCCTGCTTCCAACTTGCCGAACACACAGGCCTCGTGAGCGGTCCTTCCCATGGCCACTCGTTTAACAGGTTGACTGTTTGGCTGGGTAGGATCAATCTCAACAATATATCCGAAGGTCTGTGGTTCGTTCCTAAAGTCGTCACGCTCTGTAGCACCCTTGATGCTGACATCCCAACGACTAAATCTAAATGCTGTATCTGGCTGATCAGTTACAGTGTGCCATCCCTGTGTGTTTGCTGTTGTAGCAGTGGCAGCAGTTGCTGAGTTACGAACACCATATCTTGCTCTGGTCTGCGTCATTCGGGCATCTGGTGCTTGACTGCCCTTGGGCATGGCGAAATAGGTAGCCCAGTTTTCTTCACAGGTTAAGAATGTTCCCCAAGGAGTATATCCTGTGCCGCAATTGTTTATGGTTCCACGAGCAGTAGCACCAGTGGTGTCAAATCGTGTAGTAAACAAGGCCTTGATACTGTTTAGTTCTGCTGCTGGTCCTGCCACACGACAAACAGTTTGTGGGGTTATTCTACGATTGAAGGCACTATCTAACTTGTAGGTCCAACCAGTGCTGCCTCGGTTGATCTCTACAATACTAACACCATGGTGATTGATTTCTTTAAGTGCTTCTAATCCTGGGCGTGTGCCTAGGTCCCATTGACCGAATTGATCATATTTTTTTCCACTGACGCCATTACTGGTCTGTCCGTTAGGATGAAAGAAATGTGCGTCTGCTGAACTTTCATGGTTCATACACAGTAGAGCACGGTCAGTCATATTTTTAGTATATTTGCCAGCACTGTCTAAGTGAAATAATTCGATACCATCGTGATGATCGCCTACTCGCTGGCTCCAGTCATCGGTTTCTGTACCTTTGTTTGAATAAGCAGGAATACTACTTACTAGTCTATCACCAGTGCCGTGTAGCACTGTGAATTGATAACCTGGGGGTAGTGTGACCTTATCTAAAGTGTTCTTAGGAACTGCTTCAAAAGTTAAGGCTGTGGGACGAGTAAAAACATCATCGTCACCACTGGCACAACCTGCCAATGTGGCACCTGTTGCCGCCGTTAAAAAAGCCGAACTTCCTTTTAGGAAACTTCGGCGTGTTGGATTGGCAAATGCCTGTTGAATAATATCACGAATATGTGGATTAGAGCTGGTATTCTCTGTTCCATCTGTGTCTGCTAACATAGGGATCTCCTTGTAAGTAAATAGTCGATAAAACTATTTACCATTATATTAGCATTTAATTATTACAGAATTATTACAATCAGTGTTTTACGGCAAACCAGCTGGAAATCATTGCTCGCATGATTACCAAATCTGACTCTTGGTTGATAACAATGGACTCATCGATATCAGGCATATCCTGCCAAGCAGCTTCAGGAAATCTAAGGAATAAAAAGATGTCACGCCATGTGGTAGTGACACCTTGTTGATAACAAAGCTCTATAACACGTAGTATTCCATCTACTACAATTTTATGTTTTTCTTGGAATTCGGTCATCAGGTTTTTCCAAAGGAGCAGGGGCTTTCGGCCCCTGCATTCTACGAAACTCTCGATTAATCTCCTCCATGACGGGATCTGGTTTGGCGCTGGCATCACGATAAGGTTGTGTGCCAGTGCGCTCGGGTACATGCGGTCTTCTACGAAACCAAGTCATAGTACTACTCCTTTTTGCTGGCCTCCTTGGCATCTTTGGCGTCTTTGTCTGCTGCTCGTTGTGCAGCAGCACCAGCCATGGCAGCTTCTTTACCAGTGCCTGCCAACATGATACCACTCAGTGTGCCACAAAGGAATGTGGCCACAGGAATAATTAATTCGAAAAATTTCTGATCAATAGGGCTGATGGCATTAAGCGGTTGAGTAACAAACATTATACTGTATAACACAGTAAACACAATGCCAATAAGAGTCAGCGCCAAGCAGACTCCGATAAAGAATTTAAGGCGTACCATGAGTTCATTTTCGGTGTAGCGTTCTCCGGGGCGGCTGGCTTTTGGTGATGAGTCGTTTTTGTTGTCCATACTAGTCAATACCTTATCAATCACAGTGTTTACTTTATTTTGCATGGGTTTTCGTCCTTGAATATATGCTCAGGGCATGATCGATTAACTTCACAGTAGGGCTTTTTGCAAGCATCTGAGTCCCAGTTATTGGGATCTTGGCAGGGATAACGATAGCGATCTCCACAGCCTGCCAAGAATACCAAGCCGATGGCAGCGATTAGGCGAACCACGGCATCCACATCCATAGAGCTTGTGTGACAATCAGAGACCCAACAGCGCCTACCACAGTACTGACCCAAAACATGGGCATGCTGGCAGCTAGTATACTGGCAGTCAGCAACACAATGCTGATCTGTAGTATTGAGCCACCCCAGGTAAACCATGGACTGCGCTGTTTGGCAGCATCACGTTCGGCCTCTAAGGCCTTGGCCTTTTCCATGATTTCTTTCTTGTCGTCGCTCATGCGTTTAGCTTCTGCTTCGAACTTTTCTTTATTAGCAGGAATTTGTGTTTCGGCTGCATTGATTTCGTATAACACACCACGCACATTCTTGGCCTGATACCAAGCCCACATGTTGTTGGCCTGTATGGTATTATTCTGAATTTTGCTGCTGTTACTACCGCCAATCATGGTGTTAATGGCCAATAGTGCTGCTAGGAACACAATAACAAAGCCAGCTTTGTCTTTGATCGCTGCTTCTTTTTCAGATCTAGTCAAGGGTTTCTTTTCTGCAGGTTTTGATTCGCTCATGTTGAGTCCTCCTAATATACAATTACTTATCTTAACACCACTAAATATTTCTATGGACACTAAAATATCAACAAAAGTTAATCAACATCTTGAACAAAATTGGCGGTTTTGGCTAGGCATAGTTTACTTTAGTCTGCTGATCTTAGTAGCTGTGGCAGTGATTCGTCGACAAATGCCCGCACCTACTGCACCGCCGCCTGCTGCACCGCCAGCAGTAGTGGTACAACCTGCGCCTGCACCACAGCCTGATCCAGAATTAATCGCTGCTGTAGCCAGGATTGACGCACTGGAACAACAATTACAACGCCAGGCCTCTGCGGCCAAGGCACAAGAAGACGCTGCTGCTGCGAATCAACAACGATTAGAGCGCAGACTACAATCACATACCGAAGCTTTTAAACGCATGTGCGAGTATATTTTGGTAATTACCATAGATAAAAAATTAGTACCTAGACAGTGCTTGCCCGAATATCGGTGGAGCCGTGAAGAAGGAACCTAATGGACACTAAACTTGCAACCATAATTTGTAGTGATGTCATTGGCTACAGCAGCCAAATGCAGCAAGACGAAGCTGGTACTCTGGCCAAACTCGATGCTTGCCGTGCCATCATTGATCCCTTGATAGATTCCAGCCGTGGGCGATTGTTCAACACCGGCGGTGACAGTGTGTTGATAGAGTTTGCCAGTGCTGTGGATGCCGTGCGTTTTGGCATCGAAATGCAAACACGCATGCGTAAGCTCAACAACGGCCTGCGCTGGCGTGTGGGCATGCATGTGGGCGAAGTCTGGGTCTATGGTGCCAACCTCATGGGCGATGCTGTTAATCTAGCAGCTCGCACTGAGAGCCTAGCCGATTATGGTGGTGTTACCATGACCGAAGCTGTGTACAAATTGGTACAGCCCAAGATCAAGGACTACAAGTTTGTGAGCCGTGGACGCCAGGAATTTAAAAATGTAGCACCCATGGAAATATTCAGTGTGGAATTACCTGGCATTGAACCCAATCCACACCTGGCCAAGCAGCCAAAGCCTGACACTGTTACAGATACCACACGCAGTCACGCAGATCTAGTACGTGCTGTGGTTAACGATCAAGCTGCTCGTAATCGCAGTCTAGCTGATGCCATGAGTTTTCGACACGATGGTAAAATGGCTCCTGCCACACGCATATTGATGTGGCGTGTGAGTAAAAATGACAGTCAGGCCTTGGATGAGCTGCTGAATCTCATGCAGAAAAATCTAGTGCCCCCAGATCTTAAACCATATGTCTACGCAGTGTTTAGAGAATTTTGTACCAAGGTCAACAGTGATCTGGCTTTGCGTATTGTGGACATTGTGGAATCAGACAGTCGCAGCTTGGCCTTGCAGTTTTTGCGATCAGCAGCTCGTGTCAATGAGCAAGCTGGTTATAGATTGGCTATTATGATATTCAGCGATGCCAACAGCAGTCAATCAGAAATTGATTCAGTGATCGGAGATCTTAAGGAAAGTGCAATGAAGCGTAAGGTACCTGCTATGCTTAGTTTAGGCAAGTATTATACGCAGGTAGGTGATAAGAAAAATGCATTTCGTTGGCTGTATGCTGCTCGTGCTGAACACAATACAGAAGCACAAACACTGCTGGAAGCTCTTACTAAAACCATAAGTCGATCAGATTTTAACAATTATCGCACTGATGGCGATGCACTAGTAGACGAAATTAAATTTATTGATGATAATAGACAACGATGATGTATTTTGCTACACTAGTTATGATATTTTTTGTGTATGGCATCATAATCTGGGTGTCTTCCCAGGCAGAATTGACTCCTGAAGTGCGAAAAAACATGGCACCCGAAGATATCGAAACCATACATGAGGAATTACAGTGGCGGCGTCATGTGGGACTGCTGATGATATTGATCAGCATGTTCCCTATTATGACATATCTATGGGTTTATCTTTAGTCACTGGTTTACGTCGACGATTAATATGACGAATGTTTTCTTCGCGTTCTTGAGCAATTTTGTCGCCACGCAGCTCAAGAGTGGTTTCTAGCTTTTGATTTAGTCTGATTAGATCGTTATCCAGCATGCGTATACGATCTATTA